TAGCTGCCGGTGGGCACCTTCCCGGATTGCCGTTTGTGGTCAACTCAAAGCAGTATCACAGGACTATTGAACGGAGGCAGATCAGCCCGACATCATGGGAAGTTTTCACATCGTATACGACAAAGAACGGTATGTCAGTCACAGACCTTCTGGAAAGAGGGCACGGTCTGATTGATCTGAAGGAAGGACTGTTGAAGGGTCCGAAGAGTAAGGTAGGTAAGAAAGGCCGATATAACATAGTGGCATTCAGGCACGGGACTCCGGGAAGCGATCAGTTCAGGAATAACCCTATGCCGATATCTGTATATAAGAGTTTCAGTTCACAGGTTAAGGATGCGGATCAGAAGAAAGCAGCCGGGGCGTCACCTACCGGGGGACGGTCCACAGTGGATAACAATAGTCAGGGAGGACGGGATTATTCATGGGGGACTCGGTTTGATAGGAAGTCTAAGCGGGGAATCCAGAAAAAGACCATAACCAAGGGCGGCAAGACGATGGGTGAATACACTCAGAAGGCTGGACGATATGCGGGTATGGTAGCAATGCAGGCGTCGACTCAGAAAGCGAAGTCATCAAGCTACCTTACCTTCAGGGTCGTATCGGCTGGGAGTGACCCGATGTCGTGGATCGTACCTGAGCAACCGCCATGGCCCGTGCGTCAGGCGGTAGTAGATTACATGCGACCGTATGCTGAAGAGATTCTACAGCGTGCGCTCGAACAGGATATGAAGTGATGGGAAATATTTACAAGACATCCAGAGCAGAGGTCAGACCCGTAGCTGCAAATGATCGATTCATCTATTTGTTGGAGTCTGAGAATCCAGAGATCAAGCTGGCCCGAGAGGTCAGGGACTTTCTTCAGACGGTTGGATATTCTCAACTGTTCCCCAACTTTGACAATATCAGAGTGGGTACGGTCCACCCGTTCGCGATCCTTCTGTCTCAGGAGGTACTGGGGCAGAGTCAGAGTACGAACGTATTTCCGGCAGTGACCGTGGTCGACTCGACAATGCAAGAAGATGTTGAGGTTATGGGCGACGAATACACAGCGGCCATTTGGAGTGAGGAAGATATTGTAAACATGGGCGGTTACCGGGACGCGAAGGAAGTGTTCTGCTCTGACGCAGGCTGGGCAAAGGTTCTGGCAAGGGTCGCAGCAACCGGGTCGATTGTAGGGATAACAAAGCAATATCATACGAGTCATAGCATCGATTTCAATGTGTGGAGTGAGAGCAAAGAGGTAACGAGTTTTCTGTTTGATATGGTTGCCCACTTTGTAACTCAGAAGAGAATTGATCTACACAATGTGGATGGGTATGACCTGTCAGGAATACAAGGACGACGTTCGGGGGATATAAACCTCGATTTTGGGACTCTTCTATATGGATCAAATATTACTGTGACGCTCGCTATGAACCATCGGGCAACGGTATTTGATACCTCATTGACGAGTATCGCATCAATAGATACACAGACCTTACCGACGTATTTCACGTTGGGGGCTGTATAGGGGGTTATATGGCTAAGACAAGTTCTACCAGAACTAAAAAAGAACCGAAATACCCTGCCTTTAAGTACATAGAACTCGAAGTACCGGATATACATCCGTACACGAGGGCCTATGTTGAAGGGCAGTATCGTGGTATACTAAAAACAAAAGCTGAGTGGGCAAAAACCTTAAAATCAGTATTGGAGGGTAACAAATGAGTCTGAATTATCGCACATTCCAAAGTGCTGGTCAGATCAGTTCGCACATCATACCGGGAGCATACTCACGTATCGACTCGGTGAAAGGTGCTGCGGGGCTTGCCTCTGCTAACAATGGCGTGGTTATGGGCCAATGTACGGGGGGTCAGCCCGCTACCCTTCTACAGTTCAATACCATCGCCGAAGCAGTGGACGCTCTTCGTGGCGGACCTTTGATGGAGGCTGTTCGACTTGCATTCAGTCCGGGGGGAGGACTAAGCCCCCAGCGCATCTTCGCGATGCGTGTAAACGCCGCAACACAGGCAGCGCTCGCCTTGGTTGCGTCGGCAGTCACAAAGATCAATCTGGCCAGTAGGGATTACGGTCTCTATACGAATCAGATTAAAGTGACTGTGGCGACCAGTACCGACACGTTCGGTAAAAAAGTCACCATAGAGTTTCAGAGCGATCCGGTTGAGGAGTTTGACAACATCTGGAAGAAGAGTTTTTCGATTGAGAATACGGGCGGCGCGTCCAGTATGACCATCGTGAATACCAGTGCAGCACAAACACTCGATACAGATGTCACGAATCCACTGAGTATCGACTTGAATGATTATGGCACTATCGGCGAATTGGCGACGTACATCAACGCCCAGACTGGCTATACCTGTTTTGCGATTGCGGGCAGTGAGAATGATAGCCCACTGGAACTGGACGGAGTAACCGCAGCGGACATCAACGCCGCAGCCGTTGAAGCAGAATCTTCAATGTACGCGATGCTTGATGTTATCAACGCGCAGTCTGCGAGAGTATCAGCGGCGGCGGGAAACCTCGCAACCAATGTAGAAATCGTGGACAACAGTGTCGCAGAGTTCCTTGTTGGAGCGGTTGAGGGTGACTATGATACGACCCAGTGGACAGCGGCCTTGTTGCAGATGGAAGCGGAGAATGTGCAGTTCATCTCGACACCTGACCCGCTGGCGGCGGTACACGCGCCTATCAAAACCCATTGTGAGGCAATGAGCGCAGTGACCGGACGGAAAGAACGGCAGTTCCTTGTAGGGGCTCCGTGGAAGACCGGGACCTTGGCAACCGATATCTCTTCGGCGGTTTCGGCAGCACAGACGCTTAACAGCAAGACTGGCCTATACGCCTTCAATGGTGGTACTCGAAGGGATGTGAATGGAGCAATCCAGAATTATTCCGGGTCGTATGCTGCTTGTATGCTGATGGGTATGAAATGTACCTTGGCAATCAACCAACCTCTCACCTTCAAGGAATTGGACTTCATAGAGCTTGAATACAAGCTAACTGACAGCAACCTTGAAGCTCTGTTACAGGAAGGTGTTGCCGCGATCAACTACGCACCGACTGGTCGGCCTCGACTGGTGCGACAGTTTAACACTTACCAGACAAACGATCTGAAGTGGAATGAGTTCTCAGTAGTAACCGAGATGTTCTTTGCATCACGGGACCTGAGAGAATCACTGGAATTGCAGTTTGTTGGGCAGCCGGGAACGGCAGTCACGGGCGGTGTTTTGAAAGGGGCGGTAGAAGCGAGACTGGCAATCTATCAGGACCTTGGCATCTTCATCAAGAACCCGGCTGACGGGCTCTCATGGTGGGGTGTACAGATCACATTGAACGCTGATCAGGTATTCATCGATTACGATGCGTACGTGACACTGCCAGTCAATTTCAATTTCATAACGAACCACTTCCACGAACTCGTGGCGAGCGTATAGGAGGATCGCATGGCGCAGAAAATACTTGCTGGTGGTGCATGGGTACAAGTTCTTATTAACGGACAGCCTGTAGGTCTCGCGACCGGGGCTTCCTACGACGAGGATTGGGCTGGATTGACGGCCTCCCCTGTAGCGATATAGGGGTAAGAAAGTGCGGAATGAAGCGGGAACCCTGAGATGGGAATCCGAACCGAAGGCTATGCTTTAAACGGCTGGTCAGGGGCAACGCATAGAAGGTGAACCTGCTAAGGCAGAATATAATCCTTCCACGAGGCCGCACCAACTCATTGAGTTGAAAAGATATGCTGAACTACACTGAAATGAAGGTGTAGAACTAAGGGATAAAAAGCCTTTAGGATAACAAAATTGGTTAATCCAGCCAACGTCCTGAACTATCATGGTCCTGTTGACTATGATTCGCAGGGATACTCGTGTACTGTTACACTATCAACCTTTCTCCCGGAGAGACCGGGCGAGGGTCCATGGCCAGATGGCGGCGCGGTCGCCTTGGCTGAGTTTATACCGACACGGAGTCAGGTGCAGTCGAATGACGGGAAACCGGGTGAGTTCGATACACTGCAATTCCTGAACACCGCAACCGGTCAACTCGTAAATCAGTTCCGAAAGGTTATGATTGCGAGTAATGGGGTTCAGATCACGCCCAACAGTTACATAACCGCGAATCTGCGGATGATGAGTGTAGAGCGAACGATCTAACCATCGTTTTAAACTCGGTGGGGTTACGTCCAGCCCCACTGGGTATTCCTTTTGAGAAGAGGAGACACAATGGCGAAGAAAGATATCAGAATCGGACAACAGATTATTCATGAAGATGATCTGAAGTTCACGGTCGAGTATAACGGCGAGGTCTTCACAATGAAGTACCCAAGCCCGTTTGAAAAAGCAGGAATAGAAGCAGACATCTCAAGGAAGCTCGGAGGATTTGCACGGGATACTTACCCAGCGGATCACCTCGCGCTTGTCGAAGCTACAGCCTACGCGGATAACCTCGTCATCCGTGAGGAGTCGCCTGAGTGGTTTAAATCCGCTTGGACGTGTTATGATGAGGCGTGCATAGGGGAACTGTACACATCCTATTTGCGGTTTCGCGGCGAGTTTCAATCAAAACTTAAATCGGGCGGACTGGAAGACCTTAGCAAGGGACGAAAGTCTTGACCTATGGATCATGCATCATTTTCGAATACTGCCGACGGATGAGAGGTTCAAGAAGCTAACTGAAAACCAGAAGGTTTTGATGTTCTATGGCTGGACTGAACTGCCATCGTCGGAACAGATAAAGCGCTTCCATGACAGGAAAGCGGGTGATCCGGTGATCGACGAGACGGCGGAGAAGAACTTCGCGAGAGCGGGGTATACGCCGGAACAGATTGAACGGATGAAGGAGCAGTTGGCAAATGCCGGATATAGTCAGCCGGATTAAGGTCGAGGCGCAAGGCGCAGACCAAGCGGCACGAGAAATACGAAAGCTCAAAGAAGCCTATGATCAGGTGGCAGCCTCCGCAAAGGGGTTGTCACCCGGTGCTATTGGTGGAGGTGACCCCTTCTCGAAGGCTGTATCTCCGAACTCAGGAGTCATGGCGGGTGGTCAGTCGAATGCAGATGTAGCCGCACGTGAAACCCGGAACCGGGATTATCAGGAACAATCCAGACAGAGACAATCCTCGAATAGTGGATACAATAACGCCATCCGGCCCGGTGCGGTCGGTGGCGCTTTCTCTACTGCTGAGGCCGCAGGCGCAGGTCGTGGAGGTGCCGCAGCCGGTGGCCTCGCGAACATGGCTGGCGGTCTCGTCGGCGGTCCTATAGGAATCGCACTCATGGCACTCGGAGCAGGGGCCATGGGAGTACAGAAGTTCGCAGAAAGTTCATATGGACGTATGGAAAACGTCTTCGGTGGGGGGATCTCCCAGCGACTTGGAGCATCGTACGAAAACAC